ATGAACCTGACAGAAAGAGAAGTTCTGATCCTGCAGTTGCGGGCTGATGGCGAGAACTACATTTCAATTGCAGATCGAACGGGTACGACTCCGGGAACTATCCGAAATCGTACCCGCGGAATTTTCGACAAACTCGGTGCTGACGATATGACGCACGCTGTGGCGACAGCATTGCGTAAGGGGATCATTAAGTGAAAGGAAAGGTACATCTCGGCTATGAGGTTGGCTCCGGAGAGCCGGTCAGCATCCCTGTCCGCCACATGGCCATTACCGGACAGACCCAGGAGAGCGGCAAAACAACTGCTCTCGAGGCGCTGATATCCCGGTCCGGACTGAAATCCGTAGCCTTCATTACTAAACGCGGCGAGGCCAGTTTCCAATCTGGACGCCGCATTCTTCCCTTCTTCAAAGAGCGCACTGACTGGCAATTCGTCGAGTCGATTCTTGAATCCATCATGCGGGAGCGCATGAGCTTCAAACGGCCCTGGCTGATGCGGTCCTGCGAGGGCGCAAAGACGCTCGCCGATATACAGAGCCGTGCGCACGATCTGATGAAGAAGTCAAAGAACGCATTCAGCGAAGACATGTACATGTTGCTGAGCGCCTACTTTGAAACCGTTGTCCCTCTTATCGCTTCCCTTCCCAAGATTGGAAAGCTGGACCTGCAGCCCGGGCTTAACGTGATGGACCTTCTGAAGTATCCGGAAGAACTGCAGATGCTGGTGATCAGCTCGACGCTCGAGTGGATATACCGGCACGAGTCGGATGTGATCACGGTCATCCCGGAAGCATGGAAGTTCGTGCCGCAAGGCCGAAAGACTCCGGCGAAGCTGATTGTGGAGAAGTTGGCCCGGGAGGGCGCCGGGCTCAAAAACTACATTTGGATGGATGCCCAGGACCTAGCCGGCGTCGAGAAGATGTTATTGCGAGCAGCGGCCGTTTGGATGATCGGAGTCCAGCGCGAAGCTAACGAACTGAAGCGCGCGATCAGCAACATGCCCGAAGGGGTAAAGCGTCCGAAGGCCGCGCAGGTCGCCCAGCTCGAGCTGGGGCAGTTCTATGTTTGCCATGGCCAGTACCTGCAGCGGGCATATGTGCAACCCGCCTGGATGGACGATGAAGGCGCCCGCGCGATTGCGCTCGATCCCAAGAAGATTCATTCGGTTTCAAGAGATTCGCATAACCCAACGCGAGAGCCGGAGAAGGCGGATCCACCGCAACCTCCGGCCGGGCCGGCGGGCCCCGAGCTGCCCGCGGGAGGCCTGGTAGATGAGCCAGGCCTCCCAGAAAGGGAGGCAGAGGAAATGCCGCGGACCTACACGGCAACAGAGTTAAAGCAAGTTGTTCCTGAGATCGACGATTCCGGTGTCAGTAAACTTTTGGATTTTCTGAACAATGGAATTATTGGTCACACGCCAAAAGACTTTTCAGCCAATGGATCTCCTCGCTCTCCGCTGCCGGCAGACGAAGCGAGCCTGGTAGCAAAGGTGGTCGAGCAAATCCGTCGCGATCCTACGCTAATTCGCCTAGCCGCGGTCAAGCCTGCCATCGAGATCAAGATCTCGCCACGCGTTCTTAATCTCGATGACTCCGGTACCAAGGGTAAGATCGCGCGCCTCATGTCTGAGCATTGGTTCGATAAACCCAGAACGTTCACCGAAATCAAGAACGAACTGGTGCGCCGCGGCCTCGAGCCCAAGACTCCCAACGTCCGCATCTCCGAACCGCTGAAGCAATTCACACAAGACGGCTTTTTCTGGCGCGGCGACAACAGCTCTTACATTCTGGCGCCGGACGTGGACGTCAAGAAGGTGCAGCAATGAGATATGGAGGCAATTGCTGCGCAAAATCTCGCTGGTCCATGGTTCTTATCGCTCTCGTATGGGCTGTGGTAACGCTAGGCATATTTTGGAAGGCTTTATGAAAGACATTCAAGCTGTAGCGGCACTGGTTAGATCGGACGAAATGGCCTGCATTATTTGCGGCTGCACAGAAGACAAGGCGTGCGTCGATCCACAGACCGCCGAGCCCTGCCATTGGGTGGCGCCTGGCCTCTGCTCCAACCCAAAATGCACGGATGCCTTCGAAAAAGGTGACTACCTCGAAGAACCTGGAGATTTCGGCCTGCGTAATCCCATCGCACATCTGACACCGGAATGGCGCAATAAAGAACAAGTCATTAATTGGGTTCCGACCAAGGAAGGCGATGGTGTGTTCACAGTGATGGATCCGCTCACTGAACCGGTTGCAATTCTGCGCGCCTTGGTTTTCGGCGATCCCATCCTGATCGAACTGCCCCTCAAGCTAGGCGAATACGAACTGGATGAGGACGGCAGCGTCAAGAAATTCGGCCTTCGCAAGATCGGGCCTGGAACCTGGGTGATGTCTCCCTCGCTTAATTCTTTACAGGTTCACGCCTTTCTCGTGTTCTGCAAGGTACCAGAGCCGGCGCCATGGGAGAACCAGATCATCGTTGTGATCAGCATGAGCGCGTTGAAGGCGGTCGGCCCTGTGACGTAAACATGGATGGATGCAGGAGAAGCGCCTCAGTTGAAGAACAAATGACAATTACAAAACCATCAACGGTACGCATGCGCGGGCGTCAACACGTCGGATCACTGATCCGTACGCTGTCATGGGAGTGGGTTAAATTCAATCATCCCAAGATCGCGGACCGCATAAAAGCGGTTGCGTACGAAGAATGTGGGTTAACGCCGCCGAAGCCAGACAGGGTTAACGCTCACCTGAGGCAACTACTGAAAAAAGTTTAAAAATTTCACAAACGAGGAGGTCGGAATTTTGTACGCACACTTGAACAATCAAATCCAACCACTGTTCGCACTCTTCCAGGAGTGCGGGATGTGTGGTTGCACCGACGTGAGCGCTTGTCAGGTAAAGGGACCTGACGGACAGCCTATGTCCTGTTGGTGGGTAGCACCTGGCTTATGCAGCAAACCATCTTGCCTCAAGAAAGCCGGCTGGACTGGACACGCTGCAGGAACAGGAGCGATCTCACTATGACGATCACCATTATCGGCTGCATCCTGGTAGGAATGCTGCTCGGAGTCTTGCTGATGGCGGTATTGCATCGCCGAGGAGCCAGGCGATCTTTCAATCGCGGCTATCGTAAGGGGCACCATGCTGCGCTTCATTCCAGGCGTGGACAAAGGGCAACATTGTTCATCCGGAAACTGAGGGTAGTGCGATGACATCATCCGTTCCATGGGCCGACGTGCAAGCGTCCGTCAAAGCTCGCAGAATAGCTGCCGCCAACACGCCTCCAGTTCTGAATGAAGATCCAGTATTAAAGGGTGTTCGGTCGGCGCTGGTCCACCAATCCGTTAAACAGATCAGCAATCGTTTCTTGCTTGCTTCCCTCGCCGGCAAGATGACACGTGCGCTACACAACGGTGGCCGAACTCGGATCCAGTACACGATGAATCAGGCTCTGGTTCACATTTCAAAAGATGGTGCCACGCTTATCAAGTGTGAGGAAACAGAATGCCCAGATCGGAGAATGTATGCCGCCCAATGAATTCATTGTTGGGGCGGATTCCCTGCACAAAATAGAGCTGGACGAAATGCAAAGGCAAATGGCTGTTCTTGCTTTTGCTGAATTGGCTCTATCGCGTCCTGGTTGGGATGACTCTATACGTGGCATCGCAACGAAGCTAGATTCTACGCTTTCGATGTATGACCATTTCAAACGTGTGAATGCTGACCGTGTAACAGGGGAACGTTCCCAGCTAGGTCCTGCCACAGTGCGGGAAGATGAGGAGGAAGTTCAGCGTTGGTTGTACGGCATCGCGCAAGGCGAACCGGCGCCAGCAGGCGGGTTTCTGAAGGCGTTTGTGCAGGCGGCGTTAATGGCCGATTCCAATAACTATCCCATCTTGCGGCCGGCAATTGTTCAGCTCAAAACTAGATTCCCAAAGTACAGGCTTGAGGGAGACATAGGAGGCCGCACATAGCCAACGTCTTCGAGAAGCACCCTCAGCCGGTGGCGCCGCAGGCCTTCCAGGAATGCGGCGTCACTCCGAATTATGCCGAGACCTTCCGCATGGCCAGGCTGATGCATGCGCTCGAGGGCGAGCAGTTGTACGATCACAAAACCACTCCGGCACGTCGCGCCCTGGGGCTGGAAGGGCTCAATCCTGCAAGAGCCTCAGAGCGCGTTCATCCTGACAAAAAATCTGAGATTGTAGTTTTCAACGCCGCGACAATGGCCGGCTGTATCCCCCAGGACGGCAAGAAGCGCAGCATCGTGGATCCAGCCACGCGAATGGCTTTGGCCGCGGCCGCGGGCTTGCGTTCACGGTCTTCGATACAGCGCCATCTCCGCAGATCGAAGCTTCTGCAATCGAAACGAAAAAAATATGCTTGTGCGTCTCATCTGCACACCGTTCTACCGGAAGGCAAAAACCCCAGATATTCGAAAGAGGATTATGCGCTCCCAAAGCTGGAGGATCTGCGCAGTGCTTCCCTGCCGGTCAAATTCGACACCAAGTCGAAAGCCAACGGGTACTATCACGTTCCGGGATGGATGGCTGATCAGCGGTGGATGACTCACGAAGCACTTCGAAAAGCTGGAGTCACAGCGAAGACAGCCAAGCAGGTGTTTGAATACCTCTGCTCTTGCGGATTGCTTCAGCTAAAGACTCTGATCCAGGGCGAACCGCCCAATACGAAAGCGCGCAAGGGCCTTCGCTATGACGTTGCGGTGTCACAGCGCAAAATCGCCCAGGCCCTTTCGATGCACACTAAAACCGTAAGGCGCGCGATCCGCTTCTGGGAGCTGGTCGGCGTCCTCCAGGTCAAACACTATAAGGCGTATAAAGACGAAGCGGGAAATTGGCATCAGCCTTCTTGCCTCTATATCTACATCGCCGATCGAATGCTTACATGGGAACACGCGCGACAGGAACTGGACCGGCTGAAACATTTCCGTAAGCAGATCCAGGATAAGAGCTATTGGCGACTGGCGAGCGAGATCCACCGGGCCCTGCTCGATGAGTGGACCGGCACTGAAAGAAAGCTGCACACGTTTTGGCGCGCGTGCTCTGAAAAAATGTTGACAGCCGGCATCCCTGAAAAAATCATTAAAGTTCTCATTCCCCAGCCTCCAAACTGAAGCACTTTCTAATTCCCAACACATCTCAGCGCACGACAGAAAAGCAAAGGGAAAGGTGTGCCTGATCGAATCCTGTCGACATAAGCAGTGTTTATGCGGCTTCGCACTGATTTATGTTCACTTTTCCCACCTGCTTCCTGCGATAACAAACGTTAACAGTAATCGTTAATTTACGCAGAGAGGCGGGATCCGACCGGTGGCGACCTTCGCTGACAACATTCGTTTACGCTAACTTTCCACATTGTGGAAAACCAACATCTCCGAAGAAGCGTTTTTACGTGTCTACTGTAGCGAATTCACAGGTTCTACGGAGTTGAAAATACGGGTGTTCGGGCTCGAAATTACGGAAGTAGTGATTTTGGCTGTAATTCCGCGACCAAATTATTTCCCAGCCGCCGTGATCTCCGCCTGTGGACGCTGTGGAAATTATCTTCGGTGGCTGCGCGTCGGGCTCCGCCTTGTTTCATTGAGAGGGACTGCCGCCCCTCTCAAACTCTCCCCGCTCTCGCCAACTAAGGGCGAAAAGCACGCGAGCTTCCAAACTTGTCAGCTCAACCGTAAGCATGCCGTGGATATCGGCAAAGATCAAAAGCGCAGATCAAACCCGTGCAGAGTCGGGTGTGGAAACGTTTCCAATAGACCTAAAGAACTGCAAATTGAAGTATTCCCGATCATCACGCGCGCGGGTCACTTTCGCTACTGCCTGGACAGTATTGCCGCGGGCCTTTTCATACCGCTGTAACGAGTCGGCCGAGGTATGAAACGATGTGATCTCGAAACCATCCACAAAGCAAATTACATAGAACGGCTTCTTTGCGCCGCGCCGGCCATGCCTGGTCCGGATCGACGCCACCAGGCCGGACACTTCGGCTCGATCCCCCTGGCGCTCCACTGTGGTTCGATGGATACCAGGAGCTGCATTCTGGCTTATGTGAGCTGTATTTTTCACCTTAATACCGTCGTGCATCGTGGTACAGTAGTTTGTCTCTGGATCGCTAAGGTGAAGCCCCAGAGATCTCCCCCGCCCCAGTTGTAACCTGATTGAGCTACTTAGGATCAGGGCTGTACCATAGCTTTCAAAACTACTAATTCATTTTTTTGGACATCCAGCCAATGGCCACTACAAAACGTAAAAACAAACCAAACCGCACAACTATCGCCTTTAGCGATCAGAATTTTGACCGCATCTATAGAGAAGCGAGACGCATGGGCGTGTCGTTCAATGCGGCCGTAAACTGCATACTTGATCGCCTGCCAGAGCGCCAGAGTAGCAGCTCTCGCCGTTAAATTCACAACTGCTGGCAAAGTGCTGTCACTTTGCCAGCAGTTCGCCAGCACCCTCTTGTGCAACTCTGAATCCCCCCTTATCGTCGCAACTGAACATTCCAAAAAGTCTCCGTCCTGAAGGTTTCAGGACCGTCATCAGCATTCTCTAAGCGCGAGTCTTAGCGGGCTTCCAAGCTTATTGAAGTGCCGGCAGTCCTGATTCCTTCGCCCTCCAGTGAAGCCGGGGCAACGCGCTTCAGCTTTATTGGGAGTTTTATGGCGAAAGCCTGTCCAGGCAATGATGGCAAGCGTTGGTACGCGGTACAGGTTCATACCGGGCGCGAGCAGCTAACCGCTGAATTCATGCGCTTGCGTGATTTCGCTGAGTTCACACCGGTACAAAAAATCCGTCGACGCTGGTCAGACCGGGTCAAGGAAATTGAGGCAGCTCTTTTCCCTGGATATCTGTTCTGCCACATGACACCCGAAATGCAGGCGCCGCTGAAGATGGTGCCAGGCGTTCTAGGTGTTGTTGGATTCGGCCAGCACATAATTCCAATCGACGACGCGGAGATCGAGAGCATTCGAGTGATTACAGAATCTGGCCTGATCTCAGAATCACATTCCTATCTGCAGCCTGGCGCAAAGATCCGGATCAGTGACGGACCGTTAGCCGGCATTGACGGAATTGTTCTCAGAGAAAACTCCAAACATCGTTTTATTGTGAGCGTTCCTTTGCTGAACAGATCGGTGTCTGTGGAACTGGATCCAGCCTGGCTCGGAGCAGCTTGATGGATCTCTCTAAGCCATCACTTGAAGATATTTCCCGCATAGGACGGATATCGAAATCTCGAATAAAAGAAATCATTTCTGTCCAGTACCTGCGCGCGACAAAACACACCTATGACCAGAGCCCAAAGAAAATCTTTAAAGCGTAGCACCAGGAACAACGGCGGCCTACATTGGCTTGCCTCGGTCTATTGTCCTGACTTTCATCCACTTATCCGATTCTCTTTTCTGAACTTTCATCCACTTATCCGATTCTCTTTTCTGAACTTCTAATGAGCACCATTACATGCTTTCACGGCGTTGCTGTCGGTAGTTGTTTCGTCTGCCGCTTTCCGGCTCGGAAGATGACGCGCCCTGAACGTCGTCGCAAAGAAAGAGAACTGCGCAAGGCCGCGTAATTAAACATGCGGCTGGTAACTGTCAATGCACATCTGGACGCAACAGACACTCATGGGCAAGACCGTAGTGCATTTGCAGACCGGATGCACGCAGGAAATAACAATCACTTTCAACGGCCGGCGGGACGCGGCTGTGTTGTTGTGGGCGCTGCGCAAGCGGACCCGTCTATAACGCCCTTCGTAAAGTAAGAGAACTGGCCGGCTAGTACCATGCGTCGCCTCGGCATTCAAACACTGAGGTGGGGCGCCTCATGCGAAGGCTACAAGCGGCGCATGGTAGTTGCCGGCAACTGTGTTTCACCAATGCCTGTATCAAGTCCCACAGCTTGCAGCCAGCCGCGCTGTCCTTACATGGCCGTAGTGCGCGGCCGTTGTGGAGCGCACGCCGCACAGAAGCAGCGTGATTATGACCGGCAACGCGGCAACCCAGCGGCGCGTGGCTATAACTACCACTGGATTAGAGTCACCAGGCCTGCGGTGCTGGCTGAGGAACCGTACTGTGCCGATCCTTTCAACATCGGATGCATTGAGCGCTCAGTACACGTTGACCACGTCATCCCGAAGGCCCAGGATGGCACAGACGTTAGATCTAACCTGCAGGGCACGTGCGCTGGCTGCCACGCGCGCAAGACGCTGATCGAGCAGCTAGTGACGTTCGTAAGGATATGCAAATGTGAAACGGTGATGCGTGCCGGCTTTGGCTCGCCTGCGACGATATACATAGCATGCGAGGCTGATGCTACTGCCGACATGCTCCATAACGTCAGGCGCTGGCCACAGATGGCCGTCCAGCGAAGACTTCCGACGCGGTGAGATGGCGGGGGTACCCGAAATCCCTGGCAGCCTGTCGCCAAGGCGACCCCGCCCCAGCAAAACGCGCATTCCCGCGAAATATTTTTTTTCACGGTTGTTCCTAAAACGGGAATTAAAGCGCAGATTGCGGAAATTTGTGCCAATTTGGGAAAATATTACAAATATTTGCGTCGAAATAGTAGTAACTACTATAAAATTGTGGAGATAATGACAGCGGTAAGATCACGCTGGTTCGCTCTGTTCTTCAAAAAATAAAACGGCAACCGATGAGGCTGGCCTGAGTTTTGGACGCTCAGATCAGACGAGACCCGCACCGATCGCCGCTTACTCATTAAGAGCCGCTGCAGATGCTTTGGAAGCATCGAGCGGCTTTTAATCTCTGCAATTGTACTCCTACCCTGATTCGTTGTTAACTGGAAATGCCTCTGCCTTTTTCCGTTTACAGGCTGATCCGCACATTTTGAGAAAGAAGCTTTTTGTCCAGAACGCCAAAACCCACCGCCCTAAAAAAGCTGACCGGCAATCCGGGGCACCGACCGCTTAATGCGAATGAGCCCAGGCCTCTGATCGGAGAGCCGGACATGCCGGACTTTTTGTCTGAGGTCGCGCAGGACGAATGGAAGAGAATGGTTCCCATTCTACTGAACATGCGCGTACTCACTATTGCAGATGGCTCAGCTCTAGCCGGCTACTGTTCAGCCTATGCCCAATTTAGATGGGCCGAGGAATACATCGCCAGGAATGGCGCCATGGTCGAGGAACCGATCCTGAATCGGCAGCAGGAAGTCGTTGGAGCCAAACTCAAGAAAAATCCGGCTGTGGCCATGAAGAACGAATCAGCAAAAATCATGCGCCAGTTCCTGGGAGATTTTGGATTGTCGCCGGCGATGCGATCAAAGGTTCAGACTATGGCGCCGGGCAACGACGGCAAGGATGAGCTGGACAAGCTCCTCGAAGATGACGATCCAGTCTCTACTAAAACGCTCACACAGTAAGCTCCCGAAGATCGCGGAGTATAGCCAGGGCGTGCTGGACGGCCGGATCGTGACCAACGAGCTGGTGCACCTGGCTGTGGAACGTCATGTGCGCGATCTGAGGGAAGGCGCGGATCGAGGCCTGTCCTGGGACGAGGCCGCGGCGCAAAAAGTCGTCAGGTTTTTTGAGCGCGTGCTGGTCCTGGTGGAAGGCGAGGGCAAAAGGCCATTCCTCCTGGAGCCTTGGCAACAATTTGTTCTTGGCAACCTATTCGGCTGGAAAGGGCCAGACGGATATCGCCGATTCCGGACTGCCTACATCGAGATCGGCAAGGGCAGCGGCAAATCGCCTATGGCTGCCGGCATAGGTCTTTACGGTCTGATCGGGGATAAGGAGTCGGCCGCGGAGGTTTACCTCGCGGCCACAAAGAAAGAGCAAGCAAAAATAGTCTTCCGAGACGCCGATAACATGGTGGAGGCCTCTCCGTACCTGGCTGCAAGAATTCAGCGGAGTTCCAACACGCTTTCTGTCCTCTCGACGCACTCTTTTCTCAAGGCTATCTCTTCCGACACTAGGGGCATAGACGGCCCGCGGCCGCACATCATTATCGTTGACGAAGTACACGAAGCTCCCAATGCGATACTGATTGACAAGTTGCGAGCTGGTACCAAGGGCCGGCGCCAGGCACTCCAGATTGAAATCACGAATTCAGGATGCGATCCGCATTCTGTCTGCTGGAACCATCACGAGTACTCGGAAAAGATTCTCCGCGGCGTGCTCGACAACGATACGTGGTTTGGTTTCGTGTGCGGGCTCGATCCGTGCGCTAAATGTAAAGCTGAAGGCAAAAGCCAGCCCAGCGACGATTGCGAGCAGTGCGATAAGTGGACTGATGAGCGCCACTGGCCTAAAGCGAATCCCAATCTGGGCGTAAGCATCCATCACAAGTATTTGCGCGAGCAGGTTACTGAGGCATTGGGCATGCCCAGCAAAGAGAACCTGGTTAAGCGCCTCAACTTTTGTATCTGGACGGAACGCGGCGCCCGCTGGATGTCGCTTGAGAAATGGGATGCGTGCAAAAGCATCTATAACGCCGCGGACTTGGTTGGAGAGCGGGCCTGCGGAGGGCTCGATCTCGCTTCGATCAAAGATTTGGCTGCGTTTGTTCTGCACTTTCCCGAAGCGCGCAAGGTTCTGGCCTTCTTTTGGGTGCCAGAAAAGAATGTGCAAGCCCGGGTAAAAGAGGACAGAGTTCCTTATGACGTTTGGATCCGGCAAGGGCTTATAAAAGCTACGCCTGGAGATGTGATTGATTACGATCTCATTCGTCAGGACATCATCGCGCTCGGCGAAATGTTCCAGATCGAGGAGATAGGATTCGATCCGTGGAATGCTACTCAGCTCTCCACTCAATTGGAAAATCATGGGTTCAAGATGGTGAAGGTTCCGCAGAACGCGGCCGTGCTCACCGAACCGATGAGGGACGTGGAAAAGCTGGTACTAGGGCAACAGATCCAGCATGACGGAAATCCAGTACTGCGCTGGTGCATTTCCAACATCGTGGCTGTCGAAACTCCAGACAGCATCCGCCCGGACAAAGAACGAAGCATCGAGCGCATAGACGGTGGCACCGCTCTCATTACCGCGCGAAGCCGCAGCATGGTCCACGTGGAAGAAGAAACTGGATCCGTTTACGACCAGGGCGCCGGCATATTCAGCGTTTCAGCGAAGTTCAATTGAAAAAATGATCAAGGCACTCGCGAATGATGGGCTATTCGTCGCCGGCGGAGCGCTGGTGTGTTGGGGCATGGCAAAGATATCCGTCCCGGCCGGGATGATCTCTGCAGGTCTGGTGCTTATTGCGATCGCAATCAGCGTAACTGTGGGGCAGAAAAAATAAATGGGCTTGGTCCAGCGCATCCTCAACGCGGTGAGCGTTGCCGGCGTCAATCCTTCCAACCCTTCAAACTGGCTGGTTCGGATGTTTGGCGGGGCAGGATCCTCCAGCGGCATTGTCATCACAGAGAGCAATGCACTGACCGTCTCTGACGTTTACAAGTGCGTGCGCGTCCTCAGCGAAGCCGTGGCCATGCTGCCATGGAATCTATACCGTCGCCTTCCCGTGGGGCGCGAGATAGCGGAATCGCACCCGCTTTATCCAGTACTGCACGCCGAGCCCAACGATCACATGACTTCGTTTGTGTATCGCGAGTGCATGATGGCTCACCTTCTGTTGTGGGGCAAGCACGCCAGTTATATCGAGCGGAATCCGGTGACAGGCAAAGTGGTAGCGCTCTGGCCGATCCGCCCGGACCGCTTCCGGCCGCAACTCGAAAATGGAGAGATCTGGTGGTATGTCAGAACAGACAACGGGCAGGAAGGCAAGTACTTCGATGATGAGATCCTCTACATTCCTGCTCTGACCAGTGACGGCTTCAACGCGTATTCGCCAATCCGCTTGCACGCAGAGGCTCTGGGGCTTTCCAAAGCGACCGAAGTGTTTGGAGCAAAGTTCTTTGGCAACGGGTCACGTCCATCAGGATTTCTGTCGCATCCTGGTACGCTCAAAAAAGAAACCAAGCGCCGCCTGAAGGAAGAGTTTGAGGAGATGCACCGAGGCGTGGACCACGCCCACCGCCTGGCAGTATTGGAAGAGGGCTTGAAGTTCGAGAAGATGAGCATCCCTCCGGACGAGGCCCAGTTTCTGGAGACGCGCAAATTTCAGCGCACCGAAATCTCCGGTCTCTTCCGCGTTCCACCTCACAAAATCAGCGATCTCGAGCGCGGTACTTTTTCGAACATCGAGCAGCAGAATCTGGAGTTTTATACCGATGCCGTGATTCCCTGGCTGGAACGAATCGAGCAGGCCGGCAATCGCAAGCTGCTCATGCCCTCAGAGAAAAAGAAGTACTACAACAAGTTCCTGGTCAAAGGCATGCTCCGCGGCGATACCGCGGCGCGAACCCAGCACTACAAAGACATGTTTGATCGCGGCGTCTATTCCGAGAACACCATTCTCGAAATGGAAGATGAGAATCCAGTACCAGGCGGAGATCGCCGCTACATACCCATGAACATGGTACCGGTGGACCTGGTGGACCAGATATTCGCGCCCAAAGAGAAGCCGGCGGAGCCAGACACGCTGGATGCCCGGCTCCTCGTGCGCCAGGCCTGCACGCGCTTCTTCCGCGACGCCACCGGCCGGGTTTTGAAGCGCAAGAAGGCTGAGCGGCAAAAATACGCGGAATCTGCCTTTTTACAGCCAGTTCTTGCAGTAATTGAGTGCATTTTGGGGCGAATTCCGGCCGATTCTCAGCAGTTTGCGGATGCATTTTCCGCCCAAATTGCGGCCAAATCGGCCAATTGGGAGGGGTACGATCCCCAGCCCATAGCTGCCGAGGTCCTCGGAAACACCATGGAAGCCGTCCTCAAAGAAAGGTTTACGCAGTGACAAGCGAAAAAATGAAACGGATGTTCCGCGCAAAGACGCCGAAATCAATGTTTTCGGCCACCAAAAATGAAGATGAATTGCAGATCATCCTCTATGGAGTGATCGGGGATGACTACTTCGGCTATGGTATCGGAGCCAAGGACGTTGCCGATCAGCTCGCCGCGGCCGGCGAGATCTCCCGCGTGGTCCTCCGGATCAATTCACCAGGTGGAGATGTCTTTGAGGGCGCCGCGATCTACAACTTGCTGAACTCCAGTGGCCACCAGGTGGACGTGATCATTGACGGCCTGGCCGCATCCGCGGCTTCTTACGTCGCCATGGTAGGCAAGACGGTCACCATGGGCGAAGGCGCCATGATGATGATCCATAACCCCTGGTGCATGGAGATCGGCGACGCAAATGATATGCGCGCCATGGCCAACACTCTCGACAAGGTGCGCGACTCGATGTTATCCGGCTACATGAAGCGTTACACCGGAACCCAGGATGAGCTGAAGGCCCTTCTCGATGCCGAGACCTGGTTAACCGCTCAGGACTGTGAAGACTGCGGACTGTGTGACCAGATCAGCTCCGCGGATGACGAGACGCAGGCCCGGGCCCGCGCGGCATCCGCATCGTTTGATCTCTCGATCTTCAAGCACGCTCCGAAGTCACTCACGAAAAAAGCCGCTGCGGCCGGCCAGTGCCAATGCCCTTGCTCTGAATGCGGTGATGGGAACTGCGTGAGCTGCTCGCACGAGGGTTGCGACTGCACCGGATGCGATTGCGATCAGAGCGTAGACGCCAAGGCAGCGAAGCAGCGCAAATCAATTTTCCGCCAGCGCCTGGCGCTGTACGAACGCTCGGTAGCCTAAAGCCTTATCTCGCCCTAAAACACAAATTTTTGTTTATGTCCGCGCGGTCCTCTGGAAAGGCCAGGGCCTCTGCGAAGTTCCATGCGGAAGCGAGTTCAGTGTCTCTCACGTCGAGGGCGCGAGACCGCACAGCAACACAATTCCAAAAAACAGAAAAAGGAAAACACATGCGCAAGAGCATTGAATTGCAAGATGAGAAGCTAAAGCTTACGGCTGATTATCGCGCCGTCCTCGACAAAGCTGATTCAGAGGGCCGGTCTTTAAATGCTGCCGAAACCGAAACGCTGCGCAAAATGGATGCGCGTTTCAAAACGCTGGAGGAAGAAATTTCCATGTACCAGCGCCAGGAAGAGCGTGAGCGCGGTACCAACGCTCGCCAGGATCCCGGCCGTCGTCCGGGCGCTAACCCGAGCGCCGAAAACGGCAACGGCAGAAAGCCCATGCTCGGCATCCGCAGCAGCGCTGAATACGACGCCGCATTCAATGACTTTTTGCGCCGCGGCCAGATGGCTCTCTCCGGAGTTCCCACGGAAATTCGCGCGGCCCTGCAGTCCGACTCTGATACCAGCGGCGGATATACAGTGGCATCGGAACAGTTCGTGAACCGGTTCATCCAGCGCGTGGATGACCAAGTCTTCATCCGGCAGCTCGCGACCAAGGACACAGTGACCACGGCCCAGAGCCTGGGTATTCCCACGCTGGCCACCGATCCCGACGATGCCGACTGGACTTCTGAGCTGGGCACCGGGAACGAAGATCCCAGCATGTCGTTTGGAAAGCGGGAGCTGTTCCCTCACCCGCTGGCCAAGCGCATCAAGATTTCCAAGAAGCTGCTGCGCTTGAATCCGATCATCGCGGACAAAGTGCAGGAGCGTCTTGCATACAAATTTGCCATTCCGCAGGAAAAAGCATTTCTGCTCGGCTCCGGAGCGCAACAGCCGCTGGGAGTATTCACCCCCACCGCTGACGGAATCAGCGTCAGTCGCGATGTTGTTACGGGCAGCGCTACCGCCATTCTCGCCGATTCCCTGTTCGACGCTTTCTACACTTTGAAAGCGGCTTACCAGAAGGTTGCGGTTTGGCTGTTCCATCGCACGGCCATCCAGCAGATCCGCAAGCTGAAGGATGCCCAGAACCGGTACCTCTGGGAGCCGGCCATCACCGCTGGCCAGCCCGACATGATTCTCGGCCGGCCATTCTACATGTCGGAATACGTGCCCAACACCTTCACCACCGGTCAATATGTCGGCATCATCGGCGACTTCAGCAAATACCAGATCGTGGATGCGCTCAGCATGGAAGTGCAGCGCCTCGAGGAGCTGTATGCCGAGTCCAACCAGGTTGGCTTTATCGGCTGTGCGGAAGTGGACGGCATGCCGGTCCTGGAAGAAGCGTTCGTCCGGCTGAAAACCAGCTAACAGCCAGACGCATGCCGCATGACGCGGCGAACCCCCTCAGCAGTCGAGCCTGGACGAAATGGCCAAAGTAGTCTTGCGCCACTGAGCTGAGGGGACCGTTCTCTTCCCGAAAACAAAAATCTTTTACACCGTGCGGAGGGCAAATGCCTCTCGCACAGAAAGCGAAATTGAATATGGGATTCTCCAATCTCGATCGGGCGACCAAGGTCACTCGAGTAATGACATCGCAGGCCGTAGGCACTGCCAGTGTCAACGGCAACATTCTCGATATGGAAGGCTTCGAGGGCGTTGAGTTCATCCTGCAGGCCGGCGCCATCACCGATGGCAACCTATCCATCAAGACCCAGGATGGTGCAGCGGCCAACCTCTCCGACGCAGCAGACATGGCCGGCACACTGGTCACGCTTCAGAACACCGATGACAACAAGGCAGCGGTGCTCGATATCGTGCGGCCGGTGAAGCGGTATATCCGTCCGGTGGTGGTCCGCGGCGGCGCCACCGGCGCCGTCATTGACTCAGTGATCGCCATTCAGTATGCCGCGCGCAACAAACCGGTTGCCAATGATGCCGCGACCGTGGGCAACACCGAAACCTGGGTGAGCCCGGCTGACGGCACCGCATAACGACTAGCCTTTCCCGCGGGCCTGCGACGTAAAGCCCGCGGGAATGTTTCTTCCAAAAGCTCAAATGAAATATCTGCTGGCAGTCACGGTCCCTCCAGAGGTCGAGCCGGTCACACTGGATGAGGCCAAGAATCATCTTCGCCTGGATCTCGACTTCACCGACGAAGACGATGACATTACCGCCATGATCACTGTGGCCCGCAAGGAAGCGGAGGACCATACCAGCCGCTGTCTGATTGCGCAGACCTTGATCATGTACCTGGATGGTTTCCCTGCTGGAACCAGGCCGTGGCATTCCGGCCATCATGTTTACCCGGGCAGTATTTCCCTCGAGGCCTACTTGATTCACGGCGCCAGGCGGACCGGGGTTATCCAGATCCCGAAGGCGCCGTTGACTTCGGTGGATTTCATTAAATATGTGGACACCACTGGGACGCAGCAGACTCTCGATCCAAGTCTTTACCAGGTAGATCCTCAGGCCGATGACGAGCTGGTGAGGATCCTGCCGGCTTACGGCCAGGTGTGGCCTGCTACCCGCGTCCAGCCCAACGCCGTGAGCGTTCAATTCAAAGCCGGCTTCGAGGACGCAGCGCACGTTCCAGCAAGATTCAAGCTGGCCATGAAACAGATGCTGGCGTCCTGGTACGAAAACAGAGAAGGCATTGTCCTTGGAACGCAGAACACTCCATTTGTCATACCGAATTCTGCCAAGCTGCTGCTCATGAATGATCGTTTGAATTTCTAGCCATCGCGGCCGCAGACCTAACCCAAGAAGCAGCCGCGGCAAGAGGCGGTATCCAGCCCGCCTCTTTTCATAGATCGCCCTTATGAAAATCTTTTTCCATTTGCTGCATCACTGCATCGCTCATCCGCTGAAAGGAATTTTATTCGGCAGGATCGGTACCGGAATATTTCACGACTGGACTGCGCAAAAAGCATGGCCGGAGGAACGCTGGCAAGTTCAACTTGCTCTGCGGAAGGACCCCATTTCCATGCCACGGCTCAACCCTTGAGTTCTGCCGAGCGGGACGCTGTAGTAAATCAGCATCAAGTTCACATCATCTGAAATGCAGGCCGGAAAACTCAGACACCGCATCACCATCCAGCAAAAGGGCGCTGGCAGGACCTCCTCTGGAGCTGAACAAGAGCAATGGTCCACATTCGCTCAGACATGGGCTGGCTTCGATCCGCGAAGTGGCCAGGAATTCGTAGCCGCGGGGCAACTTCAGGGCAAGTCGATAACCGCTATCACCATCAGGTATCGGGCAGAAATAAAGGCGAAGATGAGAGTCCTGTTCGGCACGCGGATCTTCGACATACAGTGGATCAAAAACGTCGAAGAACGTAATCGCGAAATGCTTCTGATCTGCGAGGAGCTGCACCTGTGATTGACACAATCGAGATCCAAGGCCTTGATCAGCTCTCCGCAAACCTGCAGGCGCTGGCGCCGGAGCTGAAAAAGAAAGCCTTGGTAGATGCTTTGAAAGCAGGGGCAGAAGTCATTGCCACGGCCATGGAAGAAGAAGCGCCTCGATCTTCTGAAGACGAGGACCATCTCGCTGACAACATCGCGATACAGGTAGAAAAGAATCCCATCGGATCAGCGGCTGAAGTCTATGTAGGCCCCAATAAGAAAATCGCCTGGCGTGCCAGGTTCGTAGAATTTGGCACGGCCGCACACGCCATCGTAGCGAAAAGAGCCAAGGCTCTTGCCGACAAATCGCGGGATAAGTTCTTCGGCCGAAAGGTAAAGCATCCTATCACCAATCCCAAGCCTTTCATGCGCATTGCCCTCCAATCAAGCGAAGGCGATGCCCTCGAAGCCATTCAAACATCTCTGGCCGCGAGCTTAGAGCAGGCAGCCAAGAACATAAGTCGAAAAAACAATGGCGCTTAAAGACGGAATATTCGCTCTGCTCAATGCGAACCCCGATATACGGGCCTTGTCCTTTTCCACGGGCAGCTTCCTGGATTCCGGATCCGAAGTCCGAATTTATCCGGGCATCATCCCAGAAGAAGCCATGCTGCCGGCAGCGGCTTTTGTGTTCGTTGGTGGCACCGCCCCGGGACTGAACATGGCGGGCTCTGACGGTCGGGCCTCAGCGCGGATCCAGTTCAGTGCCACGGGGGACAATTACGACGATGCAACTTTGCTCCTGGGCGTGATCAGCACAGTGTTGCATGGCTTCAAGGGACAGACCCCAAATGGTCCCATCGTTCAGCTTTCCAAACAGTTGAATGAGCCATTCGATGAATTTATCGCCGAAGCCAGGCTGTATTTGCGCCACTGCGACTTCATGATCACCTATGAGCAATGAACCTAGAGTTCAAATCGATGCGGACCAGGTCGAGCGGGCAATCGAATCCCTGACCCATCATCCTCTTGAGAAATTGAAGCTTGCCCGGGCGCTCAGAGCCGGACGGTTCCGCGAACTCTTTGCAGCGAGGACCGGCTCTCATGCTGGCTTCCTAAAGATATCGCTTGAGCCTACAGATGCACTCCGCCGCTTGCTCGCCGCGCCTTCGAACTAATTCACATGTGACCCATTTTTAAGGAGAAACAATGGCACGAACTGCATTGACAGCAAATCTATTGAAAGGCCCATTTCCGTCGAGCGTGAACGCAGGCGATCTGGACCTCACCTGGACGGTCGCCGATCCCACCAATAAGAATGCTGTTCCGGCCTCTGGCCGCGACATCATCTTGTTCTGGAATACGGACACCGTCTCTCACAACATCAACATCAGCAGCGCTCCCGATTCGCGCAACCGTAAAGGCGATATCGGTCCCTATTCGCTGGGCGCCAGCAAAATCGGCCATTTCCAAGTCACCGATACGGTTGGCTGGGTACAGTCTGACGGCAATCTCTACTTCGATGCCGACAGCGCCTTGGTGAAATACGCCGTCCTGAAGCTCAATTTCTAGGCCTTGCAAATGTTTTCAGGAACCTCCCAAAAACAAAACCCTGCCCCATTAAAAGGAATAAAAAGACATGTCTACTAAAGCGCAGACCGGTTACGGTACAGTCCTGCAGCGCGGCGATGGCGCTACACCAGAGAACTTCAACACCGTAAGCGAAATTCTCACCATTACGCCTCCTGAAAAAAAGCGCGACATGAAGGAAGCCACCAATATGAGTTCAGCGAGCGCCACACGCGAATATATCGCGGGGCTGCTCGATCCTGGCACCGTGGCTCTGGATGTCAACTGGGCTCCCGGAGACGCACAACATGCCGGTCTCCTCTCCGATATCGACAATGGAGTGCTGCGTAACTTCAAAATTCTTCTTCCCCCGGCCGTCACCAGCAAGGTGTTCAGCTTTGCGGCCTTTGTGGACAGCTTCAAGCCGGCAACGCCCATCGATGACAAGATCACAGCTACCATCTCGCTGCGCATCTCTGGTCCTCTCACCTTCGCATAACTTCACCACCTGGAATAAGAGAACCCTAAAATGAGCAACAGCACCCCTGATCCCATTGTCCGGTCCGTTCCCATCAGCCTTGAAGGTAAAGAGAAGCGGCTGGTCTTTGACTTCAACGCCCAGGCCGCTTTTGAGAAAGTCGCCGGCGTAAGCGTTTTCGACAAGAAATGTATGCGCACTTCTTCCAAGATCGTGCGCGCGCTTCTGTGGGCCGAACTCCTGCACCACGATGAACAGGTACAGTTCGACGAGTTTGGCGAGATCGTGGTTCCTCCGGAGCACAGCATGATGGCCGTGGGACGCATGATCACGCGCAAGAACCTGAAGGAAGTGAATGAGAAGGTATTCCTGGCATTCAACCTCTTCTTCAAGCGCGAGGAGGATCCCGCCGCGGACCCTCGCCCGGCCGGGGAGAAAGAAGGCTAACCCGGCTGGAGCTTTGGGCGATCGCAAGATTTGACCTGAAGCTGAGCGGAAAAGAGTTCGGGCGCCTGAACTATGGCATAGTCCAGGCGCTGATCAACCGTCTCAACGTCCACCGCCGGCTGGAAGATCAGCGCGCGGGTGAGATCTGTGCTCTCCTGGCCAATGGCATGTTCGAGAGCAAGCGCTCCTATAAGCCTCACGACTTCTTCCCCAGTCTCAAGCCTCTGAGCGCGGCCCGCCAAACCCCGCAAGAGATGTTCCAGGTATTGCAACTGATCGCCGAAATGCAAAACGCCTCGCAGCAAGCTCGTTAAAATGTCAGCCTCTACACAAACCGTTGGATCTCTTCTCATAGATCTCCGCGCCAACGTTGCCCAACTCCAGGCCGACATGGACGACGTAAAGGCCACGCTGAGCAAGTCTTCGCGGGAGATTTCACAGCAGATGAAGAAAGACATGGAGGAGGTCCGTGGCGAGCTTGCTTTGATGCGTGATGACTTCGGAATCGGCATCCCCCGTGAGCTGCGTAAGATGATCGCCTCCAGCGAACTGGCGCGCGATGCTCTACTGGCCCTTAGCGAAGCCTTCTACGGCATTGCCTTCATTGGCCTGGGAGTGGAAGCGATCCAAAAGGTCGCAGAGTACTTTTCCGAGGCCGACAAACAGGCCCAGGAAGAAACCAAACACACTCTAGAGTCCGCGGCCGCTGCTCAAAAGCTGGTCGAGGCCACACGCGATCGAGAGTATCAGTTGGAATTGATTGGCAAGGGAGAAGATGAGCGCTACCAGCTCGAAAAAGCGCATTTCGAAGAGGAGATAAAACAGAACCAGGCCCGCCTGGTAATGCTGCAGGCCCAGGTGAACGCAAAGCTGGCTCTGTTGAATGCTGACGAGCTTTCCAATCAATATTCCACCGACCCCTTTCAGAACCGTGGCGACGAGAATGAAGAGGCGCAAAAAGCTAATGATCGCAGGGAGCAGTTCGCAAAGGACACCGAGGAAGTAAGAAAGCAGATCTCCGATGTATCCAAGGCCATCCAGGAAGCGCAGATCGGCTTGGCCAACAGCGAAAAACAGTATTCCGATTACAACCGTCAACTTGGCCTCGAGCGCATCAAGAACGAAGAAGACGTAGCTGCGTCCGAGATCGAGCTGAAGAAGGGCACGGCCGAAAAACTCTTCGCAGCCGGCGCGCTGGGCATTGACCAGGAACTCTTAGCGCTGCGCACGGCCGCAACCGAGAAATATAACCTCGAGGTTGATTCCCTCAATAAGTCGCTGGCCATTCTGGAGCAGGATCCGTCGCGCAACCGGGAGAAGATCGACGAGCTGCATGCCAAGCTGATAGAGGACGAGAAAAGCTATCAGCTCAGCATGATCGGGATTTATCAGTTAGGAGTAACTGAGCGGCAACGTCTGGGCAAGCAAGAGGAAGAAGCGCTAAAGGAAGAGCAGCGCGTCATGCAGGAGCTTTCCAAGAAAGCCTTCGTGCCTGGTGATATTGCCTCATCCTTTGGCTCTGATGCGTCGAGGCCCCAGCTTCAGATAGACATGGTGGGAGCTGCAATCCAGCGTTTTGCCGGCGATTCCAAAGATGCGGCCGCGCAGAACAAACTGCTCGAGCAGACCATGGATGCCACCCTCAAGCCCATGGACCAGTTCCGCATCATCCAGGGCGAAGTCAATCTTCTTCTTCAGAATCCGGACTATAAAAACTCGCCACAAGTTCTGAAGGCGCTGCATGACTATGCAATGCTCGCCAATCCCGAATTTCAGAAACTCCGGGATGCCAGCACTGAGTTTGGCCATGATCTCTCCAACGAGCTAGATCAACTGGTTCTGCACGGAAAGACTTTTAGCCAGGTACTCCAGGATATCGCCCTGGATATTGCAGAGATCGCTCTTAAAGCCACTCTGCTGAAGCCGCTCGAAGACTTCTTCAGCGGAGGCAAAAGCGGTACCGGAGGATTCCTGGGCATGATAAGCGGGCTGTTTGGTGGGTTCTTCGCCGATGGCGGCGATCCACCGACCGGTCGGGTCTCGATCGTAGGCGAGCAGGGTCCAGAACTCTTCGTTCCCAAATCGTCTGGAACCATCATTCCCAATGGCAAGCTTGGCGGATCTACGATCGTCAACAATTTCGATTTCAGGGGCGCTCAGGACGACATCGAGCGCAAGGTACAGTTGGCCGTCCAGCGCGGCATGGCGCAAAGCGTAAAAGCGTCTGTTGCTGCCTCAGTCGAGTACCAGAAGCGGCGGTAATCACTCCTCCATGGAATCAATCTGGCGCATTTTCCGGATGATGGACTTTGCATCTTCGATAGGGCCGTCAACGAGAGAAGAGTCTCGAGGTTGAAACCATTTCTGATCAACGGTAAATAAGTCCTTAAAGCGTGAAAATGCATCCATGAACTGCTCATACGCTGAATTCAGATCATGCCTGGCTTTGATAGATTCTTCATTATGGCTGTCAACCGTTAACCAAGCCATCACATGAGTTTGCAGCGATTGCACCTTTTTTTCCTTGCCTATAAGAATGTCGACTGCTTCAGTCATTCTGGAAAGATATTCGCTTCGGCTCAATGCCTGTTTCGGCAGAACATGCCCATCGCCGATTTTGCTTGGATGATTTGGATTAAGTTCAACGACTTCTGGAGTCTTCTTTTCATTCTTTGCTTTGGTCTGCGGACTCGCCACCAGTGAGCTGATTGCTATTAAAAAAATAGTTAACAACTTGCGGTTCAAAGGATTCCCCCCTTTAAGGAATCGCATATAGTGCCCCGAAACGTTGCCTTATATCAAGCATTTTTTCCAAAAACTGACTTCGAGATAATCGCCATGCGAAAAACAACTCCTTGCTTTCTTCTGTTCTTTGTTCTTTTTGCGTCCATTGTCGCTTCGTGCCAAGCGACCAGGTACGACGGGCAGGCCCTTCTCGATACGGGCCGGCCGGCGCCCAGCGCCATTATTCGCGTATGTACGCCGGCGTCCCCTTCCACGGCAGCAGTTCCCTGCACCAGTCTGGTTACCGCTTATTCAGATAGTGCTCTTTCCGTAACCACTAATCCGGTTACGGCCGACAGCTTTGGAAGATTTCACTTCTACCTTCCTTCACCCCAGAGAGTAGATGTGCAGTTCAGCGGTACCGGGCTGACTACTTTCACCATGCAAGATGTCCAGGTGACGAATGCCGCATCTTTGAATGCGATCACGTTGACCAGTTCTTCGTCGAATCCAGCCGGCACAGGAGTAATCAAGCTGGCCAGCGGCGATGGCATTTGTTGGCGGAACAACGCCAACTCTGCCGATATCTGCATCTCGAAATCGGGCACGCTTTCCGGCAACGTGCCCGCGGATGTATTGGACGCTTCTGGCTTCGGCGGCGTCAAGGTAAAGGCCATGATCAGCAATACCGCCAGCCCAGCCGCATCGGGCCTGGTGCGAGCTGCGCTGGCCGATCTGCTGTCATGCTGGCGCAACGCCGCCGGAACCACCGATGTGTGTACGTCTGATGCGGGGGCTGCCGGCACATCCACCGGTAACCTGGCGGATCTCTTCAAATGGGCTGGCGGCGGCTTTCAAGGTGGGGCCTATGTGGACAACAGCGCTGGTCCAGCGCAGAGCGGCGTGGAGCGAACCGGAAACAACGTCTGTGCAGTCGGATCCAGAAACGTGGCGGGCACTGGAGACGTGTGCGCCGTCCAGGTGGACGGTAATAACGTCACGGTGATTGGTGCAACATCCGGCGCAAAGACGGCCAGCGTGGCGGACACCTCTTCAAATCCGGCCCAGTCTGGCGTGGAGCGAACCGGAAACAACGTTTGTGCGGTTTCTTCCCGCAATGCCGGCAACACTGCGGATGTGTGCGCAGTCCAGGTGGACGGCAGCAACATTACCCAGCTCGGCGGATCTGCTGGTACCAACTTGAACGGGCCCCAAACCGGGGCACAATATATTGAATTCTCCAACCAGACGGCGCCGTCCAATCCAGCGACCGGCAAGATAAGAGTCTATGGCGATTCTGGTACGGGAAATATCACCTGCAGGAACAGCACTGGTGGCAGTTGCCTATCTGCCACGGCTACCGCTCCATTCATCAGCACGAGTGCCAATCCGGCATCTACCGGTGTTTTGCGCACTGCGAATAATGAATGCGCGGTGGAATCCAGAAATGCAGCCAATAGCGCTGATGTGTGTGCGGTGCAGGTCGACGCGTCGAATAACGTTGTTATGGGAACCACGCGCACTCCGACATTCCAATCTTTTACTTCCAGCGGTACTTTCACGATTCCCGCTGGCGTGACCGCGGTTAAGGCTACGATTTCTGCAGCAGGCGGTGCGGGCGGCGGCGCTACTTCAACCAATAATGGTGGTGGCGGTGGCTCTGGTGGAACGTCAGTAAAATGGCTGTCCGGATTGACCCCTGGCAATACCATAACAGTGACGGTGGGTGCAGCGGGCGCGGCGGCTTCAGGAACTACGGGCGGCGCGGGCGGCAACTCTTCCATATCGTCTGGCACACAAACCATCACTACAGTCACCGCCAACGGTGGCTCCGGTGGCAACGCAAATGGTGCACAGAGCGCTGGCGGTGCAGGTGGAGTGGCAGGCAGCAATGGAGATATAAACTTTGGCGGTAGCAGTGGAATCTATGGAACTGGCGCAGTGGGCGGAGCGGGTGCAGGATCAATATGGGGCGGCGGCGGCCCTGATTCGAATGGCGGCAACCCCGGCAATGCTGCCACTGCTCCAGGCGCTGGGGGCGGGGCGGCGGGCGCGGGCGCAACTCGCTCGGGAGGCGCTGGCGGTACGGGGCTCGTAATTTTCGAATGGTGGAAATAGAAAAAGGGCCGCACAATGCGGCCCCCTCTTGGGAAGAGGAAAGAAAGTTAATCGCCAAAAAGTTGCGCCATCTCTTGAGTGACGCAGGTTTTTGCTGGAATGTCATTGCATGCGATCGTAGAATGCGGGTCGCGTGAAAGGCGTATCAGCCATCCGGCGGCATCAAGGTTGATATCTACCGGAAACGGGGCATCATCAAAATGTTCCTCTTTGTGCTTATCCCATTCCCGAATGAATCTCTTGTAGCCCTTCTGTCCAGCGGGCGGGATAAGTTCAAGATTGATTCCAGTTTCAAACGTGCTGCCGATACCTGCACCTATCCAAAGCCGGATGCTGTGAATGTGAATCGGCGCCGTGGTGGTGAGTTCTACCACTTGATCTTTTCCAGCGGAATCAAGCGACTGAATAGATGTCGCTGACGTGTTGAGCAGGAGAGCGCACGGATAGTCTATTAAGTTTATCTCGCTGCCGGGGTGTTCTTCAGACTCTTTAAAATTCGGATCATGACAGCCCGTTGTCACGGCGGCTGCCGGAGATGGCGGGGCGGCATGAACGGTAGAAACGATTGTCGGGGTTGATGAACCTGCGCAGCCGACGGCAAGCAATAAAAGTATAAAAATACTGGGTTTCATGGGTGAAGAGTTTAATGCAGAGTTGCTGAAACGGCGAGTAAAATTGTATGTAGCCATTGGTGGGGCATCCTTGGTGCCCTGTCAGTCGGTTGTTTGAGGGCAGCATCGGTGTTTCCACCACCGATGCTGCCCTAAGAAATTCCTCTTATTTGCTTTTCATTTTTTCATCTAGTTCCACAAGGCCCATTCGAATCACATCGGCCTGCGCGATCTTCTTCCCAGGGTTGACTGCTTGAACCCTCCGGACAAGCGACCTCAGCAGTTTTACAATTTCATCCGATGCTCGAAAGTTAATCTGCTTCGGCATGGGATGAAATGTATAGCAGATGTATAGCACAAGTCAATCTATTTCTTTCGAGTGTCTAACCCATGCCCGTCTTACAAGCTACAAAATTCATGCCGGCCTTTCCTCCCGGCTTTCAAAGCATTTCCATTGACCAGAACAGCACTGTCGGGATTGTGGCATCTCCGTTCACTGCGCAGCAGCAAGTGATTGAATGGCCAGCGCAGTGGTGGTCGGCCCAGGTGGGCCTTCCGCCAATGAGCCGTGCCTTCGCCGAGGAATGGGTTGGTTTCTTATTGTCGCTGCGAGGAATGGCAGGGAGCTTTGTGCTTGGCGATCCAGCCGGCAAGCTGCCTCGAGGAGCGGGATCGGGGAATCCTGTAGTGGACGGCGCCAACCAGGTTGGGAATGTGATCTCGACCCGCGGGTGGACGCCTAACACTGTCAACGTTCTCAAAACTGGCGACTGGATGCAGATCGCCAACCGGCTCTACAAGTGTTTGGCGGCCGAAGATGCGAACGCGAACGGCAAGGCGTCTTTTGAAATCTGGCCCGATATCCGGCAGAACCCTAATGCTCCTGCAGATGGCGAACCGATCGTGATCAATTCAGCGTCGGGAATATTCAGGCTCGATAAAAACAAAATGACCTGGTCGATTGACGAATCTATGATTTACGGCCTTCAATTCTCGTGCGTGGAGAAGATGTGACATGTCCAGGACGATGACTGCTGCCATGGCTGTGCAGCTCAGCGCCAGCCACATCCGGCCGCTATTCCTGATGAGCGCCCAATTTACCGATGGCACCATTTACGTCTGGTCCGGCATGGGAACTCTTTCCTGGAACGGACAGACCTGGATAGGCCTCGGAACTCTGGGCACCATCTCTGGAGTCGAAGAAAGCTCGGAAATCAAGGCCAACAATGTCACCTTCACTCTGTCTGGCATTGATCCTTCCCTGCTCGGCGAAGCATTGAACCAGGCGCGCCAGGGATATCCGGTCACGCTTTGGTTTGGCTTCCTGGATGATCAGCTCAATGTGGTCGCCGATCCTGTCCAGGCGTATTCTGGCCGCATGGATGTGCCGGTGATCGAGGAAGGCAGTGATACTTCCACGATCTCTTTAACAGTTGAGAACAGGCTCATTGATCTGAACCGCACGAAAGAGCGCAGATACACCGATCAGGATCAGCAGATTGATTTCCCTGGCGACACTGGATTCCGTTATGTGGCTGCCCTTCAGAATTGGAATGGAGTGTGGGGAAGAGCCTCGGGTACCGGTACGCACCAGCGCCCAACTATAACCGGCAACAACCCTGGAAGCGGACTGCGTAGCGGCGGCGGCCGGGCAGTGGTGCCGATCATATGAGCAAGTTAGCTTACAAACACGACTGGCCGGAAATTTTGACCAGGTATCTCACTCGCCGGCAGAACGAAAAATTCCAATGGGGCACGATGGACTGCTGCCTCTTTGCTTGCGATGCAGTACTGGAGATGAGCGGCCTCGATCTCGCTGAAGATTTCCGAGGGAAATACGACTCCCTCAAATCTGCTGCTCGAATCATGAAGGAAGTTGCCGGCGGCGGCGTTCTCGAAGTCGCAGTCATAAAAGCTGGAGTCTATGACATTGAACAAATTCCGGTGCTGATGGCGCAACGTGGAGATGTCGTTTTGCTTTCTTCTCCACTCGGCGAAGCTCTGGGAATTGTTGGGCTGGATGGGAGATGGACGCATTGTCCTGGTCCGGACGGAGTAGCTGATGCGCCTTTGAAAGAGTGCATGAAAGCCTGGCGCATTCCAAAAGCCGGCTAATCAGATCTCACCTTTTTGCTTTCCCCTTTTATGAAATTGACATCGAGGCCACAATGCCTCCGCTGATTATTGGGCTGGGACTCCTTCTTACCTCTTCGGTGGGTGTCTTCGCATTTCCAGCGTTGCTCGGAATTCTGGGCATCACTGGGCTTGATGCCATTATTGGGCTCGGATTTGCGCTCACTTTAAGCGGCATTTCGAACATGCTGCAAAAGCAGCCCAAGGCTGCATCTACCATCTCGCAGGATCTCTCTTCCAGCCAGGTGACAGTCCGCCAAGCCACGGCGCCCTGGGCGATTACAGTCGGGCGCGATCGGCGAGGTGGCATTCTGACGTTTCTGCATACCACGGGCGCCAACAACGAATTTCTGCATATGGTCATAACTCTGACCGGCCGCATGGTTCACTCGATCGGCAACATGTATTTTGATGGGGTCCTGGTTCCAGTGGACGGCAGCGGAAACGCCACCGGCGCTTTTGCTGGCTTTGTACACATAGAAACCAATCTGGGGACGGATACTCAGGCAGCATTCCCCGGTCTGGTATCCGCAGCTCCCACAAAATGGACTTCCACGGACCAGCAGCTCGGCCGCGCCGGCGTTTATGTCCGGCTGAAATGGAGTGCCGACATTTTTCCCAATGGCGCTCCAAACATTACATTCGATATCCAGGGCAATGAGGTTTATGATCCTCGCACTGGAACCACCGGGTATACAGAGAACCCGGCGCTGCACCTGCGAGACTTCCTGATCAACTCCATCTACGGAATGGGAGAGAGCGACGCAAACATCCATGATGATTGCGTCATCGCGGCCGCCAACGTATGCGACGAGTCAGTGTCGTTGCGCGATGGAGGAACGGAGCTGAGGTATACCTGCAACGGCACGTTCACGGTTGATCAGGCAATCAAGGACACCATCCAGGCCATGCTTACTTCCATGGGCGGAACCTTGGTTTTTGCCGGAGGTAAATGGAAGATGTATGCCGCGGCCTGGCGCTCGCCCTCGCTGACTCTCGGCGATGATGATCTTCGCGATAGCATTAAGGTTCAGCCACTGCGATCGAGAAGAGATCTCTGCAATAGCGTGAAGGGAGTATACAAGGGGCCGCTCACAGACTGGCAGCCGGCAGACTTCCCCGTTGTAACGAATCCTACCTATATCACCCAGGACGGTGAGCAGATCTGGCAGGATGTTGAGTTCCCCTTTACAGTTTCGCCCTCCACCTGCCAGCGCCTGGCGAAAATCACCCTTGAAAAGAATCGCCGGCAGATGCAGGTATCCTATCCAGCCAAGCTCAGCGCCTACCAGGCTGAACCTCCGGACGTGGTACAGATCAATAGGTCGCGCTTTGGCTGGACCAATAAAACTTTCGAGGTTTTCGATGGCGCTTTTGTTGTGGGCGATTCAAAGCAGCAGCAGGGGGCGCCCATTTTGGGCGTGGATCTATCGCTTCAGGAAATTGACGCCAATGTTTATGCCTGGGATCCTAGCACAGATGAAACCATTGTTGCGGCTGCTGCTACCACAACTTTGCCGGACAATACTACGATCGGTAATCCGAGCAGCCTGACTGCTATCAGCGATACGCTGGTAAGGGCTGATGGGGTAAAGATCACGCGGCTTAAAGTGACTTGGACCTCGCCTGCTGATCAATTCGTGCTCGATGGCGGTCACATCGTAATAGACATCTCCGATCACGCCGATGGAAGTTCCCCGAAGATCTGGCGCAATGCCGGACAGGTTGACGGCGGTGAGACGCAGTTCTTTTACAACCAGGTGACCGACGGACACACCTACGATGTGAGGATCTATTCAAAGAACGTTTCCCTGGCAACGAGCGACTTTGTCGAAATCGACAATGTCCTCATCACCGGCTTGACAGCCGATCTGACCAGCTCGGCATTCGGGAAACAAGGCAGCATCCGTCCTACCACTTATCCGGTATGGACGCTGGCTACCAATTCGAACAGCTCCGGGAGCTGCACCCAGAGATATACTGCGGCTGCAACCACGCTGCCGCTGACTGACGGAACCTCAATCAATGTGCCGGCCGTGGACGTGACCTGGAGTGGAACTCTCGCAGCGACCACAACCTACCTTCGGGCGCCGCGCTACAAGATCGCAGATGGAACGGTTCACTGGGCAGGCTATTCCGGATCGAACGTAGATCTTGATCCTCCCAGCATTCCGGCGACCAGCAGCATTACGCAGGCGCAAAAAGATCAAATGGCCATCAACCAGTATTTCGATGGCTACATTCCGTTATCGAACGGTTTTCTGTCGGCGACCACGCCAAACAATTCAGGCACTGGGGGCGGTAGTTCAGGCGGGGGGCCGGTGTGCATTCACGAGGACGAGATTGTGGACATTGAGGGCCTCGGCAGGATGCGCATCTTCGATGCTGCTCCTGGAGGCAGGATATGCGGAGAAGACGTGCGAACCGGAGAGCGGAAATATCGCCGGATATTGGGCAGGGAAATTGAGCACTGCTCTGACTGGTATGCGGTGAAAGGCCATCTGATGACGTCATGCGAGCCTGTGTGGACCTCTGGCAAGTGGGTATCGGCCCACGATGTTCCTGATTCCCGACAGGTGTTCGGAGTTCCTGGACGAAAAGTGCGCATCTACGTCGAGGGCGATAACTTCGACGATCATAATTTCATTCTTTTCGGAGCAGACGGAGATATCACCGTCCACAATCCGATTCAGTTGAGCTGATGATAATTAAACGCTGGATATTTAGCCCACTTGAGTTTGTTCCCTCACCCATGGTGGAGTATGCCCGTTCGCTTCACCATGACGCGGTACAAGCCGAAGCGGCCGCAGCTCGCGCGCATGAGGACCATCCGGAATATGAGCTGCCGGTTTGCCGGCAATATGCCCATTTCTGGAACGCGCCCTGGCATCATGACGGCTTCGCGCTGGTATTTTGCGAGATGGATGCCACTCACTTCGCAGCAGCACAAAAGGATCCGCGCCTGATCATCTGCGATAGCATCCACGCCTCTGATGCCGTCCACGAAAAAATTGCCCAGCATCATTCCGTCCATGGATCTCAGCCCGGGCAGACACTAAAGCAAGTTCTTCGCCAGCTCGAAAAGCTGCATATGCATTTTGTGGCTCACGAGTAATAGAAGTTAGTGGCTGACTCCACACACTTAAATCAATAACATAAACCTCCCGCCCCGTGGAGATTCCTTATGGAAGCCATAGAAAACACACTCGAAGCCTCGCACGACGCTCGTCCCATCATTGGCAATCTGGCCGCTGCGCTCAGCATAGCCGCCCTGATCATCGCCGCTTTTTTCTGGGTATTCAGCGTGCACGCCACGGCCACCTCGGCGAAAGAACTTTCGGAAGCGAATGCCAAACGCATTGAAGAGAAGGCGGACAAGGCGGAAGTCTCCAAGAGCTTGGATCGCATTTCCGACAAGCTGGACAAGATCAACGACTACCTGATCAATCACAGCCAGGAGAGGCGCTAATGCCTCTCACCCCTGAACAGATAGCCTCTATAACGGGGGCGCCGCTGGTCCATGTGGCCATCAGTTGGCCGGCGCTCGAGGCCGCCCTGGTGAAGCATGGCTGCTATTCCGAGAAGGTAGCGGTGGCCACGATCGCGACGGTCCGCGTCGAGTGCCCTCCATTTCATCCGATCCATGAATATGGCAACTCTCACTATTTCGAGGAACACTACGAGGGCCGCAAGGATCTTGGAAACCTTCAGCCTGGTGATGGCGTGAAGTATGCCGGCAGGGGATTCATCCAGCTCACCGGACGGACCAATTACGAGCACTTCGGCAAGCTGCTGAACCTCGACCTGGTCGCCGATCCGGATCTCGTCCTGCAGCCGGGCCCGGCCGCTGAGTTGTTCGTCCTATTCTTCAAAAATAAAGGCTGCACCACTGCCGCCGATGCCCTCAACTGGAAGCGCGTGCGCGAACTGGTGAACGGCGGCCACAACGGACTGGATCTCTTCCTCTCGCTCATCGAGAAGCTGCTGGCCGCTCTGCCGGCAATAGCGTAATCAGATTTTCGGATTCCCCAAACAATTCAACAAAGGAGCAATTTATCCAATGACACTGGAACACCTGTTGCTGTGCATCTTTGCTGGCCTGGCGATCGGCTTTTTCGGCGGCTTGCTCTGGTACCGCAAAGTTGTAGACCGTGCACGCAGCGCTGAAGTAGAAGCGAAGCTCACCCTCAACCATGCCAAGTACGAATATGGCCAACTGAAGCAGGGCCTGGCTCACCGGCTCGACCACTTCCTGGGAGAGAAATAATGGGATTCAAAAGCGTGTTCAAGACGGTCGCGCCTTTCCTGGCACAGACCGTGCAGCTCGCCGCTCCTGGTCCGCTGGGCAACATTGCTGCCGGCATCTTGACTAAAGCCGCAGGCGCCACGGTAAAGCCAGAAGATCTTGAAAACAAGATGGCACAGATGGCCCAGACCGATGACGGGCTGCTGAAGCTGAAACAGGCCGAAGATGAATTCAAGCTGCAGATGACCCAGCTTGGATTCGACAGCGTGGAGAAGCTCGCCGAACTGGACGTCCAGGACCGTGACAGCGCCCGCAAGCGAGAAGAGACGGTCAAGGACAACACGCCGAAGATCCTCGCCTATGGCGTCATGCTGCTGGCCATTGCGATCAGCATCATTTTGATATCCGGGAATTCACCGGTAATGAAGGACACCACTTCCGCGGCGATGGCCGGCACTGTGATCGGCTACATCTTCAACGAAGTTAAACAGGTGTTCTCGTACTACTTCGGCAGCAGCAGCGGATCCGACCGCAAGACTGAGCTGCTGGCCAAGGCGCCGGCCGTCGAATAGCCAGGCGCAACGCCGCTCGTCTACAGCAACACAAATCCTCGCCCCTCTCTATTCACATTCCACCAACATCAGGAGTAAACCCCGAATGCATTTGCTGAAAATTCCACTGTCTAAACTTCTGCTCGCGCTTTTGCTGTTCTGCCAGCCGGTCCAGGTGATTCGCGACATTGACCAGAACAACGCCTGGCAGACGTGCGGCGCCTGTGGCAACACTGGCGGAACCGGATCCGCTGCGGCGCTGTCCGCGGTTGTCGAAAAAAGCGCCATCTACGAAGACGGCGTCGGTACCAGGTTCTCGGTCGCGGCCAAAGCTCCATTTTCCAATGGCTACTGGTACCAGGTTCATCCCGCAGTCACCTCGCAGGTCACCTCCCTGATTTACGAATTCGATTTTCTCGTGTCCCTGGGCGACGAGAACGCGCCGCAGGCCATTGAATTCGAATGCCAGCAGACGATCGGAGGCTACGTCTACAACTTCGCGTGGCAGGCAGACTACGCAACCGGATCCACAATCGGAAAATGGCGGGCCTTCGATTATGGTCTGAAACGATGGGACGAAACCGGCCTCACCTTCTCCCACTTTGCACCGGGCACGTGGCACCACATCATGGCTGAGTTCCGCGCGGATGGCGCAACCCATACCGTCTACCATGATGCGCTCACCGTGGACGGCCTGAGATCGGAGTTGACGGTCCAGCACACCGCCCCGTTCACCGGTGCGAAGTTCAATCAGTTCACTAACGCCTTCCAGTTGGACAGCAACTTCAAAGCGGCGCCGTACTCGGTCTACGTGGACCGGATGCGGATAAGCATTGGCAGCGAGTGATCCTCTGAGTTATGCTCCGTCTAGGGAGCCAGCTTCAAAACAGCAAAAGAGCCGGACATTTTCCACGGATGTCCGGCTCTTTTTGTTATCCGTGCACTCATAAAACCTCAAATCCACCACCTTTGGAGTAGGATCAAAGGCAACACTATTTCCCTAAACGAAGGCGACGCGAAAAGTCAG